GTGTTAAGACTGATCTTAGTGGGGTTCTTATTTCTGCTGTTCGTAATTCTACTAATGGTGTTTGTTTAAACCGGAAACGTTTAATGGCGTTGCTCAATGTTATGGATAAATGTTGTACAGATACTTCTGGTGAATCACCTGTTTGGGTTTCTTTTACAAAAGATAATGATGTTATTTTGAGAGGTGTTGATTTTAAAACCGATCAACGAGTTATTGCGCGGATGGTATCATACAAAGATGAAGAAGGTAAATGGATTCAGGACAGTGATTGGGAAAAGCAGTATAAACGTAAAGCCGTTAAACGCAATAATATTTGATATATGCCCCATAGCCCTGTTTAATCGTATTAACCACTAAACAGGGCTTTTGCTTTACCCGCCTTATTTCCCCGATAATTATAACGTATTGATTTAATTTGTTTTAACCCTCATTGCCTTATCCCCAGTGTTAGGTAAGTTGCTTTTTCTTATGTTTTAGTATATAATTAGGGTATGAGACAAAAGGCAAAGAAGACTCAACGACTTGTAACTTCTTTTGTAAAAAAGGGTAAGACGAAACAAACGGTTAAGAAGTTAGCTAAGATTAAGAAAATCAAGAACAAGGGAGTCGTCAGAATATCAGAAGCTGGGAGAGCTACAAGATGGATTGAAGGGCAGGTTGGAAATCCAGCAGGTGTCGACCCAAAGAGACTATCTATTGGAAGCATACTCAAAAAACTTGGTGGTGATTTCATAACAGTAAAGTGGTTTGATAAAAAGTTTCGTGGTACAAGATTAGAATGCATCATGTGGATTCAAGTACAAAAAGCTGGAATGGGTGACAAAGACGCAATCAATTTCATAGCCGAACGCACAGAGGGCAAGGTCATCCAGCCAATAACTGTTCCATCAGATGAACCAATACATATTAAGATTGAAAAATAAATAGCATCTGGCCATGCTAGGAAATTATGGAGCTAATACTTGACAAAGAAATATTTAATGAATGTTACCTCCCCTATCTTGATTGCGTCACACCGATACAGATCTTTTACGGTGGCGCTTCTTCCGGCAAATCTTCCTTTGAAGCTCAACGATGTGTTTATGATGTTGCACAGGGTAAGCGTAATTATCTTGTGCTTCGTAATGTTGCTAATACAATCCGATCCTCAGTGTTCAACGAAGTGCTCAACGTTATATCCGCTTTTAAGCTCAACGATAAATTCGATGTCAACAGATCAGACATGGTTATTACCTGTAAAGGTGCCGGACAAAAACAGATTATCTTTAGAGGGCTTGATGATGTTGAGAAACTTAAATCAGCCAAGCCACTCAACGGAGTGTTTACCGATATATGGGGTGAAGAAGCTACCGATTATTCAGAAGCATCTTTTAACCAGTTACCTTGGCGATTGCGTGGACGGGCTGGTGTGCCTAAAAGAATTACACTTACCTTCAACCCTATTTACAAACTACACTGGATATGCAAAAGATTTTTTAACGGCGAAAACATTACGCTTAAACATACCGATAAATTACTCATATTTAAAACCACCTATACAGATAATAAATTTCTTGATGATGATGACATTGTCAGGATCGAAGACGCCAAGCTTGGTGATCCTTACTACTGGGATGTATATGCCCTTGGTAATTGGGGAGTGCTTGGACAACTTATATTTACTAAGTGGTCAACGGCAGATTTATCTGACATGGACTTCGATGACTTTCGTAACGGACTTGACTTCGGGTACAGTAATGATCCGGCAGCATTATCCCGTAGCGCTAGAAAGAAAGATAAGATATATGTATTGCCTGGAATCTACAGCACCGGACTTACTAACGAACCACTCGCAGAAGCTATCCGACCTTTTGTCAATAAAGAAATTGTCTGGTGTGATTCAGCAGAACCTAAATCCATTCAAGAGCTTAAAGACTTTGACATATCAGCAATGGCTGTTAGAAAGCGGCTTGGTAAAAGATTGTCGTTTGGCAGAAAGTCTTCGGTGTTGCATGGTATACAATGGTTACAAGCAAAAGAATTTATTGTTGATGAATCTTTTCAACCAGCGATTAATGAATTGTCAACTTATACATGGCAAGAGGATAAGTTTGGAAATAAAATCAATGTTCCTATTGACAAGAACAACCATTGGATAGATGCCACAAGGTATGCCTATGAAAACGATATGCTTTATAACGATATACCATTGTTTACCAGTAGGATGCGGGAAGATGCTATTGAGAAGCAACCAGATATTAATCAAACGTTAATTGATATTATGGAAGGTAAAATATGATACAAGTTGTTAATAGATATGGAGCACCTGTAGAAACAAAAGGTGCAAGCAATATAGGTCAGAATTTTTGGCTTGGCGGTAGTGGTTTTGGTGCCAATTATTCATCTGATGTTCTTAAGCAACCTTATCTTTATCACCCGTGGATATATGCCTCAGTAAAAGCATTAATGATGAATGTTGGTAGACTACCACATGCGCTTTACAATAAAAATACTCCCGATGTGAATATAGATAAACATGAAGTACTTGATTTATTTGAATCACCTACTGCTGGAATGACTGAAGTTGATTTTTGGCAAATGATTATTGCTAATTTAGAATTGGCTATCGGTGGTGGTAAATCTGGTGGACAATGTTTTATAGTTCCGTGGAATACTAAAAACGATAAGCCTGTCGATCTTTCCAAAGGTCATATACCAGATCAGCTTTTACCTCTAAGTGCCAGGTATTTTGAACCGTGGTTTTCAAATAAGAAAGCAAGCAATGGACAAAAGATACAAATAGGTTGGAAGTTTGCTGTAGGTGGTGGGGCTTCAGGATCTAAGCCAATTAAATTTAGGTATGAAGAAATTATTCGTATACGTTTACTTAATCCATACGATATGATGGCTGGTGCTGCTCCAATGAATGCAGCAGCTATAGCGGTAAATCAAGATGTGAAGTCTGATATCTTTAATACTCGGATGTATGAGAATGACGCTAGACCTTCCGGTGTTCTTCGTACAGAGCAACCGCTGACAGAAACACAAATGCGAGAAGGTGAGAAACGTTGGTATGAGAATTATGGTGGCCCGGGAAATGCAGGACGTATAGCAGTATTAGGGCAAGGATTAGAATTTGATAAAATTGCTTTATCACAAGCTGATATGCAATATGCCGAACAAAAGAGTTGGAATAAAGATCAAATTATCTCAGTGTTCGGTTTAAATAAAATAGCGTTAGGTGATTATGAAAAACTAAACTTTGCTACAATTCGTGAAGGTCGCAAAATGTTATGGCACGATACATACATACCTCTTGACGATCTTATTTGGGACGCTTTTAATAATCAGTTTATTAAATATATAGGCGATGGGGAATTGCGCGGTAAGTCTAATCTTACTCAGGTTCCGGCACTTAAAGCAGACTTCTTTACAGACTCCAAAACAGCAGCTATCATGGTAAAGGATATGGCATACCCTCCATCATTGGCTGCCCGTATAACAGGGATACCATTAACTGAAGATGACTTAAAAATGTGGCCGCATTTAAACGAAGAAGTAAAAGCACCTGTACCAGCTATACCTGTTGATAGCGGTACTGGCGATGATAATGTCCCGCCAGAAAAACGCATAAAAGAAATGTCTATTGACAAAGATGAAAGAGAACAATGGTCAGATGATTATATCACTCGTGTGCTTGATCCTGTTGTTAAAACTTTTCAACCTGTAATGGTTCGTTTCTTTTATTCACAGCGTAATGGAATGCAAGATAAGGTCGATGCTTACTTTTCAAATTATAAATCAAAACGTATTACTACTAAATCTGCTTGGATAGATCCTAATTTATTTTTACTAGATGAAGCCGAAGAAACAGTTAAGCTGTTAAAAGTTTATAAACCTAATGCGCTTGCACAGATGGAACTTGAAGCATTAAAATTAACTGAAGAATTAGGTACAATGATACAGTGGAATGTAACCGAAGCTAATTTAGACCATTATGTTGCTAATCGTGAAGTTTATTTAAAATCAATAAATTCTACTACAATGACTGAAGCCGGTTCTTCTTTAGGTGAAGTTATTGGTCAAGGTATTGAAGAAGAATGGACTGTCAACAAATTAGCTAAAGAAATTAAAACAACATTATATGACGTGGCACAAAAGCGCGTTAACTATTCTGAAACCATTGCTCGTACAGAAATGGGATCAATCACAAGTATGAGTAGATACGATGCGTTTCGTCAAGAAGGTATTGAGAATCAGGAATGGGTAACAGCTAAAGATGATAAAGTAAGAGTTGGGGAATATAATCATCAAGCACTTGATACTGTAGTAGTTCGTGTAGGTGCTTTGTTTGATGATCGCTTGCGTTATCCGAGAGATTCATCTGGAGATGCTGGTGATGTAATTAATTGTAGATGCACAGTGGTGGCGGTATTATGAAAAATCGTAAATGTAAAAATAAAGATAGGTGTTTTTTACATTTAGCTCAAACTAATCCACGTGAAGTTTTTAAAAGCAGAGAACCAGCCTTTTTTACAAGGTGGAAATATATTCACTACTGGTGTTATGGTAAAAAGTGTGAGGATTATAGTGAGTAGAGACTTAATATTACAATCACGATCAACCCCAGATGATAAAGGGTATGGCGATACTATTCTACTAAGTGTCAACTCACATTTCAGTTACGCTTCACCGGCATCTGGTTGCCCGAATGGTTTTTCACCAGTGACATCTACTAAATGGCTGCATCGATATGGTTGGATAGCTACTGGCCTATACTACTATAGATGTATCAAGCATTGGAAGTTTGGCAAGTGTCTATTCATTAATGAAGGTGGTCAGCTTGCAGCTAGATTCCCTAATGTAAATCACGGTGGTGAGAAACTTGTATCAAGAGTATATGTACATAAAGGCTGGACTAAAACTTGGCGCGGTTCTGCTGGTTGTGTTACTGTGCCACCTATCTTCTGGCCCGGATTTATTAGCATGTTCAAGATTGGTGATACGGGCTTATTCATTATAAAGGATTCAATATGAAAACTGAAACCAAGAAAAAGAAAAAAGAGGTCAAGCGACCTGCAACATTCAATAGAGGAATTTTAAAATCAGAAAGTCAATTTCAAAATAGGAGGGTGGCAAATGAAACTAGACGCACTTAAATTATTATATGGTGATCAAACGAAGGAAGAGGTAATTGCAAAGAAGAGTACTGAAAAGCAGATCAGGTCTTTTTCCAGTGGTAGCAAAGGTGTTACTGCAATGTCAGTTGATGCTTGTAAAAAACTCTGTAAAGAGCTTAATGATTTTGAGTATCTTAAAGGTTACGAACAGCGTCTTGTCAAGTATACAATTACTGATGAGACCGTTGACAGGTATGGTGATATAGTCAGAGCCAAAGGTGCTTTACTACAGAATTTCAAAAATAACCCTGTTGTTCAATTTGCACATGACTATAGTCAGCCGCCTGTAGGTGTTGGACTTGATACAAAATTTGTTAAAGCCAAATCCGCCGTACAATCTACTACATTATTTTATGATGATCGTGTAGATAAATCAGGCCGTTCTGATTTAATTTTTCGCTTTGTACAAAGTAAAGGTATGAATTGTTGTTCAATTGGTTTTCTTCCGAAGACTTATAATGATCCCGCCGATCCAGAAGAAAGGGAAACACTAGGCCTTGGTCATTATGGTGTTGAATTTTTATCGTGGGACTTACTCGAATTTAGCCCCGTACCTGTACCGGCTAATCCAGCCGCTTTACAAGATTCATATAGACTTGATTTTCAAAAAACACTTAAATCAGGTTTGTTTACTCCAGCGGATGCTAAAATTCTTTTATCGTATGAATCTTTTGCAAAGGCGATGTTAGATGATGACAGTCTTGATACATTTATCAGCGAATTAAAAAACACTACTATTACGGTGCCTGAAATTAAAGCGAAAACACCTGAAGGTAATTGGAAGTATTGTGAGTGCGGTGAGTGTGGTCATTACGTTGAGCATAAAGCCGGTGAACCTTGTGAAAAATGCCCTGAATGCGGTACACAAATGAGTGGTACAGATACAAAGCCTAAATCTAAAGAAATGGTAGACGCTTTAACTATAGAAGATGGCGAACTTAATATTGAAGATGGTGCAAAACTTCAAGATGGTATTTATCATCTACATGGTACAGCACTTGATAATTTAGAAAGTACATCCGAAGGTGCTACAGTTAACAATATCACATTGGATATTACTGGTATTATAAAAGAGATACAAGAATTGAAAGGTAGTATTGAAACAGAGTTTGAAGATTTAAAAACAAATATACAAACTGAACTTAAGGATCTAACCGCTGTGGCCGAAAATGCGCTACCAGCCGGAAAAGAAAAAGAAGTTGATTTGTATAATATTCTTAAACAATAACCTTAATTTGGAGAGTAGCAATGGAACCCTTGACACTCGAAAAAATTGAAGTTGCGCTGAAGAAGTTTAAAGTTGACATTAAATCTGAACGTGACGAAGCTATCACTGAACAGTCTGATGTTGCTAATATTAAACTAGCGAAACTTTCAACGAAACTCGAAGAAGTTGAAAAAGGTCTTACGGCTATATCGGATGAAAAGAGTACAGGAAAGTCATTCGGTTTACCCGGTCTTGAATATGAGAAAAGTAAATGGTCATGGCAGCGCTTCTGGCTTGCTTCATATATACAGGCAGCAGCGGGTCGTGGTTCAGCTCCGATGGTCAATGACCCTTGGACAAAATTTGCTCCGTTTGAATCAGAAGTATGTAGTCAGTATGCTGAAAGACGGAAAAAGGATCTTATTGATGGCCCTATGTTCAATATGGAGTCAAAAGATTACACCGCTGATGATGGTTCTGCCGGTGGGTTTCTTGTAGCACCTGAGATTTATACAGGTGATATAATTGAACCTACTTATGCACAGACGCCTATTCTCAACAAAATGCCGGTTATGAAACTTACTGGACTTAGTGGCGATCTACCTATTCCAGTTGATACATCTAACCTCACCGCTTACTGGCTTGGTGAAAATAAAAAACCGACTAAATCTACTACCGCATTTGGGGTAAAGTGGCTTCGTGCGAAGAAACTTGGTGTTTTTACCAAGATTTCTAATCGTCTTATAGCTGGTGCAAATCCTGCTATTGAAACGATGGTACGCGATAAAATGTCACGTGATGCTTCTATCGAATTGTCGAACGGTCTTACTAATGGTACTGGCTCTGAGTCAATGCCTAAAGGTCTTGTTCAATATATTAGCGACATGACAGCCGGTACAGCAATTGGGTCTAACGGTGGACGTTTAACAGCCGATCATCTTATTTCCATGAAGCAAACACTTGCCGCTATTAATGAGCAACGTGATACAAACGCTTATGGGTATCTAACGAGACCTGAAGGTGTTTATGGGATGCTTCGTGAAAAGGTAAAGATGTATTCCACACAGTCAAGTACACGCGGTATGCCTGTTATGCCTGGATCGCTTCTTATGGATCTAAGCACCGTTGAGGGTTATACAAAAGCGCCAATAGCTGATACAACTCAGTTATCCGCTACCTTAACAAAGGGTACTTCAGAAACTTGTACCTACGCGATATATGGTGACTGGTCGAAGTTTGTTTATGCTTCTTTCAGAGATCCTATTTTTCGTGTAAGTGATGTTGCTGGAGATGGTTCTACTGGAAGCGCTTTCCTTGATGATCAGCTTTATATGGTCATGTTTATGGAATGTGATTGTAATTTGCTCAGAGCTACTGCTTTTGCTCAGTTGAGCGATGTTGAAACTGACGAAGATAAATGGTAAACGCCTTATCACTTTTTAACTAGGAGATTAACATGACTATAGGTCGTGGAAAAATCGCTGAGGCGCTAAAATATCAGAATGCGTTCACATCTGAACGTATTTCCGTAAGCGCCGCTACCGTGTATTATAACGGTAATGCTATAACGGACAATTCTGGAATAATGATTGACACTCAGGATTTTGATGAGATCAATTTTGTTATTAATCCAGGAACGGTCCTTGGGACTTTAGCTACTATCCAGAATACTGTATATGATAGTGCTACAGATGACCCTACCGCTGCTGCTCTTGTAACGGGTGCGTCTTTTACTGATGTAAATAGTAGTAATGATGACGCGATACAAGAAGGTTCTATTCTTTGTAAAAATGCAAAGCGTTATATGTGCCTGCGCACAGAAGTACTTGGTACGCTTATTACTATTGACTTCAGTGCTATTGCAGCACTGGGTAAAGTTGATGGTGAAGCTGTTTCAAAGACGCTTACATTTGATGTGATTTAAGGAATTGTCGCAGCCTCCTCCGCAGATGGTGTGTTGCGATGGCCGGGGCGCTCTACTACCCACAAGTGGTAGGGCGTCTATTTAAAACCGAGGAAAATCAATGGCTTTACAATTATCAAGTTATGAAAGAATTCGTCGATACGTAGCACTTGGTACAGACACACCATTAACCGATGACATATACAACAAACGCGAAATAGTTAATTGGATTATGTCTGTTTCAGAAGCTATAGAAAGCTACCTATCACGTACATTAACTATCGGCTCGTATACAGAATATTTTGATGTTAAATTTAGTATAGATGAGTACTGGCCTAAAGCTACACCGATCACAACTTTAACTAGCGTATATGAAGATGCAGATGGTTTATGGGATGGTGGAGAAGGGGAAATAACGGATTCAATTATAGGTGCTAATGACCGTTCTGTTGTGTTACCATCTAAACTATCTTATGTAGCTAATAAGGCACTAAGAATTATTTATACAGGTGGTATATCAACAAATGGCACAAGATCAACTTTTGCTTTATCTTCAGCAAGCGGTACATTTACTGCTGGCAATTATGTTGTTGGAAGTAATTCTGATGCCGAAGGTATTGTACGCGGTACACCTACTACTACTGAAGTTATTGTAGAAAATTTATTTGGAGTATTTGAAGCTGCTGAAACGCTTACAGAATATGATACTGAAGCCCGTGCTACTTCCAGCGAAACCGCTACACTCGCCAGTATTACTTATCAATCTTTAGCTGAATCTGATCCAGCATTGGTAAGAGCAGCAGAAGCGCAGATAAGATATATGATGAAACATAAGTTGGATTTTGAATTAACTGGAACTAATAAAGATGGCACGTCTTTTCGTAGACAGGATACCGTTTTTGGTAGAGGTAAAAGCGCACACCTACCTTTTACACAAGAGGTAATGCAGCTTTTATACCCATATAGAAAAATGGTTCTTTGATGTTTAAGAGTAATATAAATAAAATTATAAGACAGATTGAAAAGTGGGATGAACAAGCAGAAATTGCTTTGGAGCAAGGCATGTTTGTAGGTATGAGATTATTCGAGGGAAAAATGATTAAAGAACAATTCTCAGGCCGAAAGACTGCGCGTTCTTCTGGCGTTAATCGTGTTACAGGCACAGCAGCAGCTTCTTGGACTGTACGTGGGCACGGTACTGGCAGAGGCTATAGAGTAACATTATCTAACGCACCAAGAGCCTGGTATATATTGCTTCATCAACATGCAGAAGGCTATGAACCACAAAACGGTATTAATCGTCCGAAACGTTTACATATACCAGAAGATTTTGAAAAGTCCGGGCCAAAATTAATTCGTAAAGCTATGATCAACGAACTTTTAAGGATTAACTAATTATGAATGACGTGACCAGAACAGAATTTAATGGACTCGGTGACAGGGTTAATGTACTGGATAAAAAATTCTATGGTTGTAAAGAAAAGAAAGAAAACCAAATAGTTAATTTGGAGGCTGATAACGTGGAGCATAAAAAAGACATTACGCGTATATTTCAAAGTCAAGAAGAATTGAAGATACAGTTTGCAGCTAGTAGTAATAAAGTAATCGGCGCAGTTGCCGTGATAGTATTTGTATTATCATTTTTATCGGCCATTGTTCAACATTATTTAACAAAAGGGGTAGGATGAAAAAGATAGTATCATTCAGTTTGTGGGGTGATAATACTCTGTATACAAAAGGCGCTGTGGAAAATGCCAGAATGTATCCTGAGATATTTAAAGATTGGAAATGTTTATTTTATCACGATGACAGCGTACCCGATGAAATTCTAAAGAAAATTAAAGAGTACGGCGGCGAACTTCGTGAGATGGGTAAAACCATTGATGTACTAGGAATGTATTGGAGATTTCATCCAATGTTTGATGATAATAATATTGAAAGATTTATAGTACGCGATACTGACAGTCGACCTACGGTGCGCGAAAAAGAAGCGGTGGATGAATGGATAGATTCTGGTGCTACCTTTCATGTAATGCGTGATTGTGAATCTCACGGTACTTCAATACTAGGTGGTACGTGGGGAGCAATTCCAGGTTGCATTGAACATTTTGAGCAGCGCATGCAAATATGGTTTACACAGCTAGTGCCCTGTGGTGAAAATCCAAGAGGATTATTCCACGGTACTGATCAGATGTTTTTACATAAGTTGGTGTGGCCTTTAATTAAGGATACATACATTTGTCATGTACGCGAAGGTATGCCCAAATTAAAGTTTGCTGATAACGATAAATGGTTCCCGTCACCTTTAGGTGCGGACGGTCATTATGTAGGGATGGTTTGTTAATTTAAATGCGGAGGAATGTATGATTAAAAAACTTTTAAAATCAAAAACAGCTTGGATGGGAATGGCCTCAGTAGGCTTTGGTATTTACCTTATTACTCAGGGTGGATCTGAAGAGGGTATTGCCGCTATAGGTGCCGGTCTTGGAATGATCTTTTTACGTGAGGCGGTTGAGAAAAAGGGGACAAAATGAACTTTGATAAAATTTGCCTCTTTGTGCCAACGTACAAACGCGTAGATAAAGTAAGTCAGTTAATCGATACGGCACTAAAGCAAGCACATAATGTAAATGATATTTATTTTGCTTTCTGCGTAAATGAATCTGATTTTGAAACTGTTTCTTATTTAAATAGTAGATACTGGCCTAACGATCGTAATTGGGAAATAATTTTTGAACGCACAGAACAACCGAATTTATCGTATTACTATAATAAGCTATTCGAGGAAACACGTTTTAATGATCTCGGTACTCTAGTTACAATGATTGGTGATGATATGGTTTTTGTATCGAAAGATTGGGATACGACCATACTAGATGAATTTAACAAGGCTAACGGTGATCTAATCCTATATCTTAACGATAATTATATTGCGCATGAAAAACTTTGTGTAAATTTATTTACAACCAGAAAAATAGTAAATGCTACTGGAAAACCTTTTATGTGTGAACTATTTCATGCCGATATGATCGATGTTATATGGATGAACGTTGGTATATTTACGCAGACGTTAAAATATTTACACAATGTAATTTTACAACATAATCATAATACAAGGTTATATAAACCTGATGAATATGATGAGACATTTGAGCGCCTAAGACCTTTACAGGAATTAGCGAACTCAAAAGAAAATCAACGTATAGCTCAAATATATGCTACCTTTACTGCTGGTAATATGATTAAAGCAGGGATTGGGGCATGGAATACATTATGAAATTATCAATTTTAATTTGTCACTTAGAGGAAAGAAAGGAACTACTTGATTTATTAGTAGCCAATCTTAAAAAACAAATTGTTGATAAAGATCAAGTAGAAATAATAATAGAAGCTGATTCTGGTCAGTTAACTATAGGTCACAAGCGTAACATGCTTTTATCTACAGCGAACGGCGAGTATATAGCTTTTATAGATGATGATGATAATGTAGCTGATACTTATGTGGCTGATATTTTAAAGGCTCTCAAATCTGGTCCGGATTGTGTTGGTATCGAAGGTTGTTTAGTAGTTCCGAATGTTCAAAAAGATAATGCGTTTTTATTTAAACATTCTATTAAATTTGCTGGATGGTATACCAGCGGAAATGTTTTTTATCGTACACCTAATCATTTAAATCCAATACTAAAAGAAATTGCAGTATTGGCTGGATTTAATCCTACAATGTCTTTTGGGGAGGATTCCGAATACTCTAAACGGATACGACGCTATTTAAATGAAGAAGTGTATATCGATCATCCAATTTACTATTATAATAAGGCGGTATAATGAAATTTTTTAACATAGATCAACATATTTCTGTCATTGCAGATATCAAACACATATTTGAAAAATTAGGTCACACTGTAAATGACTGGTGCCTTTCTGGACATGCTTATGTATTTAACAGAAGGCAATCCGATGTACCGTTATTATCGGGAGATAACTGGTGTACAATAGCTAATAATCATTTGTGGGATAAGTTTTATGATCAGTATAAAAAAACTTTTGATGAATATGATGGTTTTATTGTTACTTATCCTCCGATGTTTGCTTACCTTTGGGAGAAATTTAAAAAACCGATCATACTGCATATACCTATTCGGTTTGATTATGGTATGTATAAAAACGCGGCTAACATAGCGAAGTTTATTGACTACCTGAAAGATGAAAATGTTATTATATCAGCAAATAGCAAATATGATCAAAAATATTTAGAAGTATTTTCAGATATTAAATGTAAACATATATCAAGTCTATGCGAATACACTGGTGTAAAATATACTGGAAACAAAGATCAGCTATTGTATTATGCTACAAAACGTATACCTGAAATGCCTAAAAATATTGTAAGGCGTGAGGATACATTGCAGGCTGGTTATGCTTGGGCTGATGTTGCTGCTTTTAAAGGTATAGTACATATACCGTATCAGATTTCTACTATGTCTCTATTTGAACAATATACTGAATGTATACCAATCTTTTTACCAACTAAGGATTTTATGATGAAGCTTTACGTTGAAGATAAAGTGCTTGAACATTACAGTAATTTTAAACTTGGTAGAAATGATCCAGGATCAGTAGCACCTTATAATTACACTTATGATCCTAATCAGTTTGATGATCTGAAAAGTGTAAGGCACTGGCTTGACTTTGCAGATTATTATGATACAGAATTAATGCCACATATTACATACTTCGATTCATTCGAGGATCTTGATCGCCTTGTTAAGACCGTAGATTTTAAAGGGATTTCTAACAAGATGATGATTGCTAATATTAATCGCCAGCGCATTGTTTACGGTAAATGGGAAGAAACTTTGAAAGAGGTATCGGTTAGATGCGGATAAGTCTTTATGTAGATAGTAACATTCAAGCCTACGGCCCACAGGTGCGGTATGACCACCTTAAAGCCGGTCTAAACAGGCTAGGTGTAGGGTACGACGTTAACGGCGTTATAGGGGCTTATAACGCGGTCTTACAGGCAGGCGGATTAGGCAAACATTGGGAGAATTTACCAACTGAAACACTTATTGGCCCGAATGTTATACATGAACCTCAATCGCATTTACCTGCATGCGCAAAGTTTAATAATTTTGTAGTTCAATCTGGATGGGTAATTGACTATTGGCGCTGGGCTAATCCTGTAGAATGTAAAAGTATTAATTTTTACATTTGGCCTATGGCGGTTGAAATGGCACACTTTACAACTAAGAAAAATATTGAAGCTGATTGCTTGCATTACCTTAAATTTCAAAATGAGGATAATTCTAATTGTGGTAGAAGAGCTATAAAATCACAAGGACATAAGTCAATTGAATTACAATACGCTATGAAAAATGGGTATACGCATGATGAGTTGAACGATCTTTGTAGTAAAGTAAAGTATTGTGTATTTCAAAGTTGCTGTGAAAAATCACCGCATGCTTTAATAGAAATACTTGCGACAGGAACTCCGGTATTTGTGATCAATAGCAATAAATGGATTGGTGATGATAAGTTTGATAGAGCTACTTCAGCGCCTTATTTTAATGAAGAAACTTGCGGACTTATTCATAATACAAATGTTGATAGCATCGATAAAATTTACGAAGACGGAGTACAAAAGATTGAAGGATTTGATGGAATTATAAGTAATCAATATACTAAAAGTAAAGATAGAATAGCACGTGAACAATTAAACGATACTTTTTCACAGTTTATAGATAATCTTAATAACTATAATCCGAGATCATTTGCAGCTCAATATACTATTGAAAGTTCAACACAAATTTTTATTGATATTCTAAAGGATTGTGCTAAATGAAAGTTGCCCTTTTACTCAGTGGTCACGCCCGTACTTATAAGGATACGGCAGCTTCTATAATAGAAAATATTATAAAGCCATTTGAAGCTGATGTTTTTATACATACTTGGGATCTGACTGAAACTGCGGGAGAAATTTGGCGTGAAGAGAAAAGTCCGATAGAGAAAACTGATATAGATTTTATTAAAGCTAAATTTAAACCAATTCGATATATTGTTTCTGATCATCCAATCACAGAATCTAAAACGTATGAAGATGGTATTAATAAATTAAGTACACACAGAATGCTACAATCAACATTTTACGCTACTTCTTTAATGGATGATTACTGCAGAGAGACTGGCGTTGAGTATGACGTAGTAATCAGGTGTAGATTTGATTTGATAATTAACACTAAGTTCAAATTGGTAGACGATGTAAAAGATGACATTATTTATACAGCGTACAATGCCAATAATACTGGATACCAGGCTATGTTAAATCTGTATTACGGTACAGCTGAATCAATGAATGTTTTAGCTTCTATCATTTATTATCCAGAATATATGGGTAATCATTTTGATAAGCCTGATGGTGGATGGTTAAAATATATAAATGATTCAAAAATGCAAACGGAAAAGATAGATTTGCTATATAATAAAGATTGGGCAATGTTACGTGCTCTTAATAATGGAACGTTAGGGTTTAAGTCATGAAAAATATATTTGTAGCCATGGGCGGATCAGGATCATCTCATTTAGCTTCTAATATAATGGAAGTATGCGATTGTGCTTTACGACCTGATAAATTTTTTGCACCGTTACATTATTCAGAAGAGGTTAGACAAAAAGATATTAGAGTGCAAAGTGTTCAAGATTTAAAAGTTTTTCCTAGTGAAGGTGCTGCTAAAGGTTTTTACGAAAGAACTAAAGAGCATTTAAACATATACACATCTGTTAATGATAACCTTGTCACGTATATACATTATTTACAAGCTACTAATAACCGCACAGCGGTATTCTCACGAGCTTTTGAGTTTAATTTTTTCTCAGAGAACAGTATAAATGATTTAGTCTTTTTAATTCGGCATCCTCTTAATACTTATTTAAGTTTATCAGATGAATGCAGGCATCCTGAAATATTTAAATCTCGTGGTGGACAGCATAGTATTAAAAGTATTGGATGGTTTGCAGATATCTGGTGTAAATTAGTTGATGAAGCTATTTCATGTTTAGATTCGACTATAATCACTTTTGAGTCCGAAGATAAGCCAGAACATTTACAATATGCTTTTAAAAAATGGAAATATAAGCAAGCCCGTTTATCAACAGTATTAGATGATAATTTAATATCATATATGAATTTAAAAACTTTAGCTCAATATAAAAAAATATATGCAGAGGATTGGTTTAATGGAATTAACTGAAATGTACAAGGTCGGAACTATTACCACTACTGGTGAAAATCCTCTATGGGAAATGATTTTAGAATCACTTCTAGTTCATGTTGATGGAATGGTAGTTATCATTGATAACGTAGTAGGTAATGTTAATATAATTGAGCCTAAAGTAAAACGTATTTGTGGTGATCAACTTTTGAAAATAATTGTAAATAATAAACCATGGAAATATGATCAGTGGCGTGAAAATATGTTACGTGCTTTAGACGACATTAAACCTGATTTGGTTTTTGTTCCAGATGATGATGAAGCTTTTCCGCACGATATGAATGAAGAACTAACTGAATTTATTAATGATCTATCTAAGGTTATGTTTTTTGGTCACACAAGTCCTACTATAGATGGCCGTATACCTTTTATGTATCCGGGTAAAACTTCTTTCCCGGGAAATCCTCATGTTAAAATTTATAAATGGCAAGAAGGATTAACATATAAAGGATATGCTGGACATGGGCAGATATCGACTTATTTAAATATTGAACCTTTTCACGCTAAAGCAACTACCTTTCACTACGCTTCTTGGACACAGCGTATTGATGATACTCATGTACGATCATCTAATTTAAAAGAAAAACATGCGGAGGAAATTTATGAAGAATCTTAAAATTGTAGTAGCTGTAACAGCTATTGGTGACCATTTAGTATGGAAAGATTTTGCGTTAAGCGTATTACATAATTATTATGATCCGCTAGGTATAGAGATAGATGTACAAACAGAATTTTTATTTGACCTTGAAAAGTATGGCCCTTCGTGGCAGTGGCTTTTATGTCACGAATATATTGACGCTGATTTTATTATCTGTCAGGATCTTGATTTGCTACCAACAACAAAGAAATTGAATATATTTGATTATCTTAATTTTGATATGCTTAACTTTATGCAGGATTGTACAGTATTAAATCATCCAAAAGGGCCAGATGCACACTTTCCATATTTTAAATGGAATTGTGGGTGGTGTGGTGTACCTAAATCATCTGCTGAATATCTACGCGGGGTGTATGAAAAGTATAAAGATAATCCGCGTAACTGGGATGCAACATTTGAACAGTATTATCTCAATATGGATATAGGTCAAAATAAGATACCAGTAAACGAAGTACCTATAAAGTTTAATCACTTCTATGATCATGGAATGAAGTATGATAACGTTGCTTTTTGTCATTATACCTATAATATAAAGTCAAGTGAAAAATTGGTTTATATGTTAAAAGATCATCCAAATGAATTGAGGCCTGACAAATGAAAATCTGCACTCCTAATCTCGGTATACTTGAATTGCATATATCATATAGATGTAATTTGAGATGTAATAATTGTTCTAATCTTTGCACACAAGCGCCCGCCACATTTGATTTAACTGTAGAAGATATTAAAAAACTTCTTGCTGATTCTTTAGCTTGTGGGCGTAAGTGGGGAATGATAACCATTCACGGTGGTGAACCTACTGTACACCCACAGTATTATCAAATATGTGAAACGTTACTAGCTTATAAAAAAGAGCACAATCCAGATATGGTTTTATGGTTCTTAACTAATTATTCTACAGATATAATTAAAGAAAGAGCTAATAAAATAAAAGAGCTTGGTATACCTTTAGGATTAGCACCGAAAAAAGATAAAAACCAAAACCCTAACGGAAGTTGGATACCTTATGTACCAGTGAACGAAAGTCCAATTGATTTAGGTGCTGAATTTACATTGGGTTGTTTTCAAACTGAGACTTGTGGTATAGCTTACAATTATTTAGGGTTCTTTGAATGTTCACCAGCCGCTTCTGCTGCTAGAGTTTTTGGTTATGATTCTCCTGTTAAAGAAGTAAAAGATTTGACAGCAGAAAAGTTATCAGCGTGCTTCCCTGAACATTGTAAACATTGTGGTTTTGCTATGCCGGATCGCAGGCGTGTAACTGAGCAGGTTACTACAGCGACATGGGAAAAGAAACTTGGAGAATACAATGGAAAAATTTGATCTTATAACAAAATTAGCATTACAACCATAATACGAGAGTTTTGTTTCAGGTAATAAGGTAATGCCAGTTAATATTTATCTTGATCGCCATTTAGTAGTGTATGATAATTTTACAGATTGTATGGATAAGATTAAGTATTACATAGAGCATAATGCGGAACGTGAAAAGATCGCTAAAGCTGGTCACGAATATGCTCTTGAACATCACACCTTTGATGCTAGAGCAAAGGAATTATTAACCATTTTGGGAAAGGAAATATAATGTTGACATTCGGCCTAAACATTATTGTTGGTGCTGGTGAAAGTAGAGAACTTGAACGGTGTTTAAATTCGTTTGACGTTAAAGAAGTATTCAGTGAAATAGTTATTGTCAACACTTCTAAGGATGCCAAGATCGATGAAGTTGCCAAAGAGTTTACTGATAAAATATTCTTTAAAAAATGGACATCTGAAAGGTATCCGTTTGGAGATTTTGGTGGAGCACGTAACATGGCTTTAGATAATTCCACCTCTGATTACATAATGTGGATGGATGCCGATGATGTTATACTGGAAGAACACGCAGATAAGATGATAAAGATTCGTGATCTTGTAACCAATGAGGATAATAATGAAGTAGAAATTTATTCATTGCCTTACGTTGTCGTAAGTGATGCCAAAATGAATCCAATAACAACGTTTAAACGGCATAGGATTTTTAAACGTAATACTAAATTTAAATGGCGCTTCCCGGTACATGAACAAATATGCCCTGACAGTAAGGGTATCACGGCTGGTAATATTGAGAATATTCAGATCACACATTTACCTAATAAACCGAATTATTCAAGCGCTATACGTAATGTGCAGATACTTGAATATGAGTATAATAATTCTAAAATAAAAGAACCGGCAATCAAATATTTCTTAGCACGTGATATGATGTTTGTTGGACGTACCGATGAATCAATTAAACTGTTTGATGAAATCATAAGTGAGCTAGGTGGTAACTATGATGAAATGTATTCTGCTTGTTTAGCAGTAGCAACATTTTATGCTTATACTAATTTTATGACGCACCCAAGAGTAGATGAAATAAATATAAATAATCTTGACGAAATTGAAAGATGGTTACGTTTAGCACTTTCTTGCTCTTCAAATTATGCTGAACCTTATGTAATACTTGGTGATATTTATGCTTATAAAAAGGATTTGGATGCCGCTGAAAAAATGTATACTACAGCGCTTAAAAAGAAACTTGGTTCAGGCCAGATGCAGGCTGTTCCTTTTTATGAACAGTTACCTGCCGATAGGCTAGCGGATATTTTTGCAGTAAAATTAAATTTTGATAAAGCAATTTTTTATAACAAACGTGCTTTGTTACATGAACCAACTAATACCGTTCTCATTGAAAAGCG